GGCTGCTAAACTGTATACAAGCGAGGCTTGGCTCCGTAAAAGGTTTGTTATGGACAAAAAGTCTCCACAAGATATTGCCAAGGAGTGCGGGACTAGTGTTGAAACTGTCTATGTGTACCTTGCAAAATTTGGATTAAGGAAATCAAAAAGATGATACCTAAAATTATTTGGCAAACATATGAAGTGCCATTTGAAGAATTGCCACAATACATAAAAGACTGTGTTCAAACATGGAAAGATAATAATCCAAACTGGGAATATCGCTATATGGATTCTCAACAAAGAGATCTATTTGTATTAGAACAATTTGGAGAAGAGTGGCATAAAATTTTTATAAATCTTCCTTACGGTGTTTTAAAAGCAGATGTTTGGAAGCATATGGTTATGTATATCTATGGCGGTGTTTATGCAGATCTGGATACAATATGCAAATCTCCAATAGAACTATGGCTTAAAGAAGACATGAATACTACATATTTTGTAGATGATGATTACAAAAATTTATGTCAGTTTATTCTTTCTTCATCTAAAAACAACGTAGTCTTTATTAAAATATTAGAATTAATAAAAAATAAATTAACAAATAAAGAATTAATTAAAAGTATGTTTGGAGAAAGAATTCAAGATTTTGAAGAAAATATAACTGGTAACATTGCTTGTACTGAAGCGGTAAGAGAATTTTTAGACATACCAGCAAATCTTAATTTATCAAATGACTATAATCAAATAAGTAATTTAAAATCATTAAAAAACAATAAATTTTTTTATTACGGAAAAGAAAGTTTTGATATGCTTCATAATTATCCAATACACCATTTAGGTGCTAGTTCAATTGGTAATTGGACAGATGGATATGTTCAATGGCAAAAACAAGAAAAAATAACTAAAGAATTTTTATGAAACTTAAACCAGTATATAAAGATGTTGAAAATTTTAAATGTAATGATCTTTACCTTCAATCAATTGGAGCACCATCTGGTAATTTAATTTGGCAAGCATGTCACTCTATAGCCCAAATGCTTATAGAAAAAAACATAGCCTATGGTGATTCTGCTCTTGATCCTGTAAGAATTTTTAGCAAATCAAATCCATCAGAACAACTTAAAGTTAGAATTGATGACAAACTTAGTCGTCTTATGAAAGGCACAGACTATCCTGGAGACAACGATATTGATGATTTAATAGGATATTTAGTTTTATTAAAAATAGCAAAGGAAAAAAATGTCAACTGAAACAGAATTAATTCAGCATCTTGATGAAGTAAACAAAGTTGTTGCAGAGTATTTAAAAGGTCAAGATCCAACAAAAATATCTAAAGAGTTAGATATACCACGCACTCGTGTTGTTGCACTTATTAATGAGTGGAAGGTTATGGCTTCTGCTAATGATGCTATTCGTGCTCGTGCTAAAGAGGCTCTTGCTGCTGCGGATACGCACTATAGCAAACTTATTTCAAAGTCTTATGAAGTTATTGATGAAGCCTCAATGACAAATAATCTTAGTGCAAAAACTCAAGCAATTAAATTAGTTATGGATATTGAAAAGTCTAGGATTGAAATGTTGCAAAAGGCTGGATTGCTAGAAAACAAAGAACTTGCAGAAGAGATAGTTGAGATTGAAAGAAAACAAGAAGTGTTAGTTGAAATACTTAGAGAAATTGCTTCAACACATCCAGAAGTACGTGATTTAATTATGCAACGCCTCTCTCAGATTGCTAAAGAAGGAGAAGTGATTACAATTGTCCACGATGTTCAATGATTTTCTTGAAGTATTAAAAGAAAACCATTTTGAAGAAAAGCCAGTAGACGCTAAGACATTTGTAGAGTCTTCTGATTATTTAGGACAACCACCTTTGTCTCCAGTTCAGTATGACATCGTAGAGGCAATGAGTCAAATATTTAAAAAAGAAGATTTGCAAGAACTGTATGGTGATGCTGAAGGAGCAAGGTATTACGACAAATATACAAAAAATGAAATTATCCTACAATTAGGCAAAGGATCTGGAAAAGACTTTGTGTCTACCGTTGCTTGTGCATACATTGTGTATAAACTGTTATGTCTTAAAGATCCTGCAAGATATTTTGGTAAGCCAACTGGAGATGCAATAGATTTAATTAACGTCGCTATTAACGCACAACAAGCAAAAAATGTTTTCTTCAAAGGGTTTAAAACAAAAATTGAAAAGTCACCTTGGTTTGCTGGCAGATACAATGCAAAAGCAGACTCAGTAGAATTTGATAAATCAATTACAGTTTACTCTGGTCATTCAGAAAGAGAATCACATGAGGGTTTAAACTTACTACTTGCAGTGCTTGATGAAATTTCTGGTTTTGCATCTGAAGTTGGTACTGGTAATGAACAGGGTAAGACTGCAGAAAATATTTATAAAGCATTCCGTGGTTCTGTAGATTCTCGTTTTCCAGATTTAGGCAAGGTGGTATTACTTTCATTCCCTCGTTATCAAGGTGACTTTATTTCTAAAAGATATGAAGATGTTATTGCAGAAAAAGAAACTATTGAAAAGAAACATATTTTTATTATGAACGAAGACTTGCCACACGAAGATGCAAGCAATCGTTTTGAAATTTCGTGGGACGAAGATAATATTATTTCATACAAAGTTCCAAAAATATTAGCACTTAAAAGACCAACATGGGAAGTAAACCCTACTCGTAAAATAGATGATTTTAAATTAGCCTTTTATACAGATTTAGGAGATGCAATGATGCGCTTTGCATGTACTCCAACATTTGCATCTGATGCATTTTTTAAACAAAAAGAAAAATTAGAAAAGTGTATGAACACTAGAAACCCACTAGATTCTTTTAGAAGGTTTGACCAAGGCTTTAAGCCAGATCCAGAAAAAATATATTACATTCATGCTGACCTTGCACAAAAACACGATAAGTGTGCTGTTGCTATTGCACATGTTGACAAGTGGGTAAACATTCAAGTTATTAAGGATTATGAACAGGTAGCACCAATTGTAGTCGTTGATGCCGTTGCTTGGTGGGAGCCAAGAGCAGAAGGACCAGTAAACCTGTCAGAAGTAAAACAGTGGATTATTAATCTTCGTAGAGAAGGCTTTAATATTGGAATGGTTTCTTTTGACCGTTGGCAATCTTTTGATATTCAAAATGAATTACAGGCTGTTGGAATTAAAACAGAGACAGTATCAGTTGCTAAAAAACATTATGAAGATCTAGCAATGATGATTTATGAAGAGCGTGTCGCTATTCCAATGATTCCAATATTATTAGAAGAAATGTCAGAATTAAAAATAATGAAAGGTAACAGAGTTGACCATCCACGTAAAAAATCTAAAGACTTAGCAGATGCCGTCTGCGGGGCGGTATTTGGAGCAATATCTCACACTCCAAAGCATACTAATCTTGAGATTGATATTCATACATGGTCCACATCTACACGACTTGCAGAAAAGCAGAAGTCTATGGTAGAATTAGACAATCGGGAAATGCCTAACGATGTTAAGGATTTCTTGGATAAATTAAACATAATATAATACAACAAGGAGAAAAATGAATTCATTTAAAAGAATAGCACTTGTTACCGCTGCAGCGTTGGCAAGCACGTTCTTTGTTGCAATTCCGCAGGCTCAAGCAGCAATAACTAACGGATATGTATTATCCGATTCGTTGGCTGCAGGTGCTCGTGGAGTAACAGTATTAGCGGACACAACCAAAGCAGAGGCTGGAGTTAATGCAGTAGTTGCACTAACAACTAGCGAATCTTTGGCTGCTACAGCAGATGACAATGTCTCACTAGAGATTTCTGGACCTGCTACATTTACTGATTACACGGCAGCAGGGTCAAACCCTACAGGGGTTACACTTACCAATTTAGGTAAATTATTTACATTTACAGCAACAACTTCAACAGCAGTTGTATTGCCTACGAATGTTAAGTTAACTGTTAACGGTGCAGGCACTGTAACAGTAACTCAAAAAAAGAAGGTTGGATCAGCCACTTCTACAGTTGACATTAAAACAATTTATGCTTCAACTGTTGCAAAGACAAATGTTTTGTCTGTAGCAGATTCTTATGTTCGTGTACAAGATACATCAACACAAGGAACCTTAACATCTAATGCAGATGTTGCTGGATCTACAACCGTTGTTAACGCTAGCACAGGATATGTAAATGTTCGTGCAATGGATGCTTACGCAGCAGCGCTATCAACTAATGGCGTAATTCAAGCAACTGCTTCAAATGGCGCAGTAGTAGCATGGGACGGGGCACCAACTACACAAGTTAATGCAGCAGCAAAGACTGGTGTGGCAGGAGTTCTTTATGTAACTCAGGGTACTGCTAATGCTAACAAGCCAGTAGCAACTACAATTACTATTACATTTAATGGTACAACTTTAGCAACTAAGTCAATTACATTTACTGGTCAGGTT